TCATTTTTTTTTCGCCATAGGGTAGAAAGCTCCCACAACCCCATAGGGGGGTCATGGGGAGTTGGAAGGAATATGAAAGAAAAAAGTTACTCGTTACGACGTTTGTTTTTAGGCTGTTTAGTTTGGTGTGGGGGTATATAAATATTAAGATGCCCCCACATATTTTGGCTGGGGGGTCTAAATTGAAATAATACTAGAAAATAACTAAATTCTGGCTGCCCCACCTACTATATGTTGTGTTTTGGTGCTGATAATTACGCCATAACAGGCGCAAATCAAATTATTGTAATAAAATCAATCACTTGCTAATAACATAAGCCATCTTATGCGCCTTTATCTTTATCGGCCTCAACTGTGATCGTATTCTCTTGCTGCTCTTTCAACAGCATATTCTGTTCAGATATTCGGTTCGCTACATCTTCCAGAGCTGTCTTAAACTCAGAGCCGAAAGCATCCATGTTTAACTGCTGTGGAAGGAATTTCCCCATTAAATTAAGGGTTTTAGAGGCATCTACCTCTATTTGATCGGCCAATAAAAGGTGTAAAGGCTTCTTTCTTCGCCTCAATTCGGCAAATGCTCCATTAAGCTCTTGCCTCACAATCTTTACAAGCTGTTGGCCTGACCCTGTACCAGCAACTCTGCCTGACCTATTGCCCTTCTTTTCAGTAATATCTAGCATATTGTTTTTAAACTGATTGTTTAATCTTTCCAATTACTTATCAAGTAGATTAATCCACAGCCACTTCAGGCTGATTATACTCATTTAACTACAACTAACTCACATTAATCAATGTTTATAGATGTCACCTAAAAGGTTGTATCACGAAAGCCTTAATTTAAAGGCGATTGCGTCCAATCCTTCCACAAAATATCTGTATCTTTTCCGTCTTAAATCACATTCTCCTAGCTTTTCATGTTCAACACAGACGCTAAAAACCACTTCTCTCTGGCTCTGTGTCATTACATCTGTAATCTCTTGCAGCTTTTCCTTTGCCCTTAGACTTGCCTCTTGCTGACTTTCAGCATCCATGCTTGAACCCCTCACACTTGTATCCAAGATATTCCTCTGACTATTTCTCAGCCAATACGCCAGATATCTTTTCTCCACAACCTTACACGCCTCAAATTGAGAAGGTGTAATCTTCTCTCTGTGATACGCCCTGTGATAAGGCGTTGACTCCTGATTGACGTAAACCTTTGCCTCACCCTTGTTGACCCTCTTTGGCTCATACCACGAATGTTGGAGCTGGAACTTACTTGGCTTTTCCATTTTGCTCCTTGATCGCAATACCCTTAGATATTCCCCCATAGCCAATAATGTCAGAATGACTATCGACATGATAAGGCGTTTTCATCAGCCTCGCTACTTTCACCAGCACCATGAGTATCGGAACATCTACAGCCTCAATCTTATCCTTACCTTTCAGATACACATTAAACAACTCAGAGATATCCGTCATATTCGCTAAAGGCTCTCCATAATTCTTCCCACGCTCCGATATCAACTTCCCTACCTCTGATATTAAAGCCCCATAATCTACATTCATTTCTCTCTCTCCTTTTTAATTATCGAGGAGGAACTATTCCCCCCTGTACCTTTTCCTCAGTAATCATCCCCCCTAAAGGGGGGATGAATGATTAGTGAGGAAGAAATAAAGGTACTTTTCATGTTGAGGATTGCTTACGTTTTACTGAGGATTTGCGAGGAAGATTACCCTCTTTCACCAGCTTATTCATACGCTTTCTCACCTCTGGTTTTAGCCACCGAACTTGCTTTACCCTCTCATCTCTAGGTATAGGTTTCAGCGCAAATATCTTCTCATAATCTTCATTTGTACTCATAGACTTAACTCCATTTGATTATCGTCATTAAGCTCATCTCTTCTTTTTTGTCGAGCTATCTCATTACGACCATGTTTCACATAGTCCATATATTCATCCCATGTTTTAATTTTGTAATAACGCCTGACAACATAGGTCTGAAATCTTTTTAAATCTTTTCTTTGCTGCAATGGGTCATAAACCATTGGATAGGGGAATACCCCTACATCTACCATCTTTTGAAATCTGTACCAGATACGCTCCCAAGTCTCTCTTCTGTCGTATCCCACAAGCATATAAGCTGTAATTTGATACGGCTTTATGCCATACTTCATTAGCGTATTTACCCCTTTAAAGAAACGACCCTCATCCCCAATATTATCCCATGCTGTGTAAATTCTTTTGTATTTGAATTGGTCATCCATGAAGTTTAAAGTTGCTAGATTTTCAGCCACAACATCATCTATCAGCCTGATATTAATGCCCTGATTAAAACAGACTTGAAATTTTCCATCCTGTATCTCCTTAACTCTTGCTTTCCAGCTTTCCTCTGGCTGTCCAAAGAAATCATTATCAAGGAGATGGAGCTTTCTGGGATACCCTTTACCTCGCCATATATCGTAAACACTATTGACTTCGTGGTTTTTACCTTCCTTTGTAGGCACAACACAGAACTTACACTTTAGACGGCATCCTCTTTGCGTAAATCCCAAGCTAAACTGATAATCAGGATAGAAGCTGTAATCCAGTTCATTACTATCGCCAATATACTCTTCAATCTTTAGCTGCCAGTTATCTGTTCCAGTACCTCCAATAATTGCGTCTGGATAGTTCTGTTTAAGTTTATTGATACGATTAATGCTGAATTGAAAGATAGCAGAAGCCATTACCATGTCATATTCAGGCTCAAACAATGTTGGATTAACAGAGCGAGTGAAATGAACTCTATGCCCCTGATTTTTGAAATAGGCACTTAACTTCATTAGAGCTAAGTTAGGCAATTTGCCATCTATCTGTACGAGCTTTATATTCATTGCTTTAAAACTGTCTCTCCCTGACAATACAATTTCGTCACTCTGCCTTGCCTTGCATCATGCTCTTCATAGATAGCCACAACGCCAGTCCTCACCCATTCCCTGAGTATTTGTGTCGCTCTGACTCTGGCTACCTTTTCGCTCTCTTTGATATCCAGCTCCATCTCTTCAATAATGATTTTCCCAGCCCAATTCTCAGCCCTTGTGCTTTGTTTGGGTCTCTCACTCTCAATCCTTCGCTGTATCTTTCTGCCCATATCTACAGACATTCCACTAAAGGCATCAGGGAACTCCCACTTCTCCAATACAGCGCAGCTATCCCCATTGTCTAAATCATGTGACTTCTTCTCAAACCACACAGCCTTATCGACTGGCTTTGCCAAATTAGACTTCCCCAATTCCACTCTAAAATGATTTACATGGGTCTCCAGCCCAGCCTTATCAGCCTCTTCCTTAGTCATAGGAGACAGCACCCTAGCACTACGAACTGCCGCTATAAGAGAAGACCCACCCCTTGCACTTTCAACAGTTGTGTCTAATCCGTTTCCCTTTCTCGTATGATGCACCAGCTCAATCGAAATCCCACAGCTATCAGCCAAATCCGATAGTCTTTTAGCCAAAGTCCGAAACACCATATTGGTCTCATCAGCCGTAGTCATATTAGCCAAAGGGTCAGCGCAGAAAACATCAATACCCTTATCCAAACAGAACTCCTCTATAAGACTAAAATTCCCTTCATTGATTTCACCCTCATACCCTTCACTCAGGAGAAGGTCATAATCCCTACCGGACGCAATATATAAATGATCTACCAACTCTTCCTGTGGTACGCCAAAATGCTCACACGTTGCTAATACTCTTCGCACTATCTCTTCATTTGGGTCTTCACCATTGAAGTATAAGACCTTCATCTTTTGGCTAGGCTCTACCCCCAACAGATTACGTCCAGTAGCCATAGCTATCATTTCTGTAAGACAGAGCGTGGATTTCCCTACACCCCCTGTAGCAATCGTAATACTAGCGAAATTCCTAATGTAGTGATTATCATATAGAAACCTTCGAGGTGGTATCATCAGCGCATCAACGATACCCCAGCTTTTAAATGGTACTGTACTCTGGGGCTTACATTTGATTGTCGGTGCGTCTTTAACTAATCTATCGAACTCTTCCTTAGTACCAAACAGCCCAAAATAATCGGTTACGTCTTCCTTCTTTTCGGTTACAGGAAGATGCACTACTTTTAGACTAGCGCATACACTTTGGAGCTGATCTATTACCTTATCGCTGTGCTTTTTCCCTTCCTCATCATTATCAGGAACGATAACGCAATCACGGCCTGAGAAATGACTATTCAGCTCTGGCTTCCAGTTACCAGCCCCCAGAGGATTACACGTTGCTATATACCCTTGCTTTGAGAGAGTATCAGCATCCTTTTCCCCTTCAACAATATAAATTATTGCGTCTTTATTCTCATAAATCTCCTGTAATCTATACGGCACTTGAACTACACCCTGTAAATTCCAGACGTACCCTGTGCCATTCATTCTGCGAGGTCTAAACGTCTTAGGCTCAAAACGCACCATCTCATAGATTGTTTTGCCGTCTTTATCGGTATAGGGATAGACAGCCTTAATATTATCCTTTGATTTCGGCTCTTCAAATTTCTTGAGATAGCCTATGTGGTCATTAACGTGTTCTTTGACTAAATCGACAACACCCCCACCATGTCCTAATTCGTGGTTGTAGTAAGTTCCAAATTTACTAGAACTTGCGTCTATTACGACACTCATAGAGCCATGCGTTCCCCATCTTAATTCTTTATCATTTGATAGCTTCTTATTTGGCTCTCCCAACAAA